GTCGAAGCGAGCAGTGAGAGCGTCATGCATGGTCATGTGTGAATGTAAGCAAGTGAACAAGCGTAGCATGTCAGCTACAGAGAGGGGCGAACCCCTCAGTGTAGCCTACATCAGACGAGAGTCAGGCAAGCGGTGCGCTTGCTGTTGATGCAGTTCTGGTTAACCCAGAACCCGAGGCTCATGTTAGGGTTGAGCATCAGGTTAGCGATAGCACGACGGCTAACGCCGGTGTACTCGTAGCTGTAGCCATTGGCGAACTCAACCAGGGCAACGCCGAGGACCGGCGAGACCTGCAGAGCAGCAACAGCGTCAGAGGTGCGAGGTTGAATGTTGAAGAACATGTGAAGCAAAGGTAAGTGAATGAGTGCGACCTTGATAGTCGCAAGACCATACAGCCCGACTCAAACGGGCAGCCTGTCGGTGCAGGGTGCAGGTGGTGCCATGAGCATACTTGTATAGCGGCTGTGGCTCGCCGCTGTGTCAGGTCTACCAGCTCTCACGGCAGGAACCCACGCCGTTGGTCGCCATCACCCGGTTGATCCGGTAACGAGCTGCTTATGCGGTTGTCAAGGTTCGGTGAGGTGGTGAGTGGTGATTGAAGATCGAGACTCTCCTCCCCCTTAACAGGGAGAGTCGAGATCAAGATCATCAACCACTCATCCAAGGTCCATCATACAGCCTCAGGGTCGGTTTGGGGCGGTTCACCCCATAAGATCTGCTTATCACCGTCATTTGCTGGCTCAAAACCGTTGCGGTGACTGGCTTATAACAGTTGCTTATCTGCCCCATTAAATATCCTGATTGATCGCCGACAGATCGCGAGAAAGCTAGACAGCGAGCGGCGGCTGCCCCGGTTCCAGCCGGTGTCGAGCCGGTGCCATGCCGCCCCAGCCGGTGCCCGCCGGTCATGCACCCCCTCCCCCCGGTGCCCCGCGGGTTATAACGGGCGAGCACTGGCGGGGACCGGCGTACGCCTGCGCCCAGGCACCCCGCATGGGGGAGAGCGACCCAGCGTACACGCTATATCCCTTCAGAAATTTCTGTCAAAAACTAAGGCATTCGCAGTATCCGCCAGATAACCCAGAGAACACCAGCTAAAATCAGTGATAAACCGACTATAACTGACCACACAACCTCATTCATGCCCAAACAGCAGCGTAAACCTGTGGATAGCAGATAGCAATAAGTTGTTTAGCTTGATCTGCGATTACTTTATGTTCTTTTTGAGTACCATTAGCACAACGGAGTTGGCAGTAATGAATCCAGGACCGAAGAGTACCGTTCATGTACAGTCTTGTCGGTGTACCAAGCGGCAATACATCACGAGCACATTCCTTAGCTACCCCAGCTTCAAGCAATGCCTTATAAACCTCCTCAGAGTGGCGGTAAAGGTAGCGTATGCGGTCTTTAAGGAACAGGTCTTCCTCACTTACTTCGATACTATTCTGTCGGTTCTTGCGGTCTTGCAGTCTTAGTTCTGGCATAACGCTGGAACCAAGCTGTGATGCATCGGCGTAACGCTGTGAAAATTCTTGAAATGAGAAAGAACGGTGACGCAGTATTTGAGAAGCAATAGATCGTGTAGTATTGATTTCTACACACATGTTTACCATCTCGAACGGTGACCAGTGTTGGTGTTCGATAAGGTATTTAATCAAACGAGCACTTGTCTTAGTGTTGTTCTGATTATCGGGATTAGATACCCGTGCCATGTAAGCTACAAGATCATCACCTTTAGGGGTGTGATGAACAAGTTCAACGGTGTGGTGGTCGGTGGACATACAGTAGTAAAAGCGTCTTTGATTCAGTCGGTGGGAACTAGTAAGAAAAACCAGTAGAATTGGTCGTCTTGTTTCTGTAAGAAAAGAAGGGGGAGATTTGTGGTCTCCCCCAACACAGGAGGTCCACCCTTCCTCCTGTATAAGTGTGCTATCGTCAGATCCAAGTAGGGACGCCGTTTTTGGAATCACCTCTTGCTTGTTGTTTTTGCTCCATTGTCATACCCAAAACAAGGTGGTTTGTCTCAGATTCTGGGTCGTCAAGGAAGCCTTGGATCATGTCGTTCCAGGTGTCTCGTTTACGCTGTTTAATAACCTCCATAGCGGAGATACCCATAGCGTCGGTAAAGTATTTAACGCCTTGTGCAAGGCTGTCTAATCTGTCGTCGTGTCGGACTGCTCCTTTTTCCCGACACATACGGCTCATCTGGTAGAAGAGCATATAGAGGAGACGTTTTTCTGGAGCTTCGTCTGGATTTGAGTTAAAGTCCCATTCGATGACAGAGCGATCAACAACAAGGCGGTGTTGATTAAGGATAGGCTCAAGGGCATCAATAATACGTTCTTCTTTTCGGACATTTGCGCGGACCTCTTCAACGGCGATAGCTTGTTTGGTTTGGTGAATATGTTTTTTAAACAGTTCAGCAACCAAACCATCACCAAAGTTTGTTTCTACAACGAGTTTGGTTACACCGTACTTCTTACATCCCTTCAGAATGTCCAGAAGCGTATTGTCTGAGTATCCGTCTCGATAAGCTCGCACTTCGTGCAAGTACAAATAACCGTTTCGCTGGGAGATATAAGTTGCTGCCGTTTCATCTGTGCCACGACCCGACGGGTCAACACTGCAGATTGATTCTTGGTAAGGACCCCACTCTCCTTGTAGCTGCATTGGAGAGTAGAAATAGTCTCCAGGTAGCCCAACAGTGGGGAGTTCTTTGATGACGTTTCTAGGATCTGAGCACCAGATGAGGTCATCAGGAGCGGACTTAGGATTAACGCTGGTGACGATAAGATCAGCCATCTTGAGTGGGAATTTCTCAGCATCGCTGAGGCTTGTGTCAAGCATGAACTGCAGCATGAAGTTGCTGCGTCCCATAGATGCTTCACGTTCGAGTAGATCTTCATGGCTAAAACGGTCAGGGTCAGTTACGTCCCATGCTTCAGCACCCATGTCAATATCTTCTTGCAGCTGGGGAGCAATGAGTCCCTCGTAGTTTGCAAGTTTACGTGGCACACGCGCCGGCCAAACAAAGGGTCGGTAATTTCTTTCGGCTAGTTTACGATAGATGGTAAAGGTTGTCTGAGGTGTACCAAGATACATAATCCTGGAGTCGTCCTTAGGTGTGAGAATTGATTCAGCCTCAGTACACAGTTGCAGCAGTTTAGACCGCATCATTTCAGTCATAGAGTTGCCAGGCACCTCCACGTCGTCCAGAATCATCAGGTCAGCACGGCTACCAGTCAGCTGACCGGTAATACCCACGGATTTAACCGACGGAGCCTGAGACGGTGAGCAGTTAACGTCGAAGCTAATCCGGCTCCAACGGGCGTCATCCGACTTAGGCTGCAGGTGTTTAAGCCAGGGTGTCTCAATGATAAGCTTTTGAAGGAAGATACTCATGTTGTCTGCCCGCTCCTTAGAAGCGGAGATAATCATGATCTTCTTTTCGGGGTTATTAAATAAAGTCCAGAGCACAAAAGCACCAGTAATCCAAGATTTACCAACTCCTCGGAAAGCCTGGATCTGTAGACGTTTAGGACCGTGTTGTAGGTAATCTGCGATAGCATATTGTGCTCTGGTCGGTTCAGGTAGGTCTAGCTGCGCCCACAGGGCTTGTAGAAATACTTTGAAATCGCCCTGTAGGGCGGCTAAGACGTTACTCATAGGGTGTTATTTGTTTTTGAAAAAAATACCGCCTAAAGATCTTACAAGTTCTCTGCCAGTATCAATGCCTACATTCAAAACATCTAAGCCTGCTGACGCAATACCGGCTGGAACTGCGGCAACTGGAATGTAGGAAGCGCCGTCTAAAACTAAAGACGTGCCAGCAATCCCTTGTTGAATTCGGTCTAAGGGGTTTTTAGTTTGTTCGGCAATCTCCGTTCTCATTTGCAACTCCGAAGCACTAGCAGCAGTGCCTAAGAACGCAGGAGCCAAAGCCCCACCGGCTGCAGCTGCCATAGCTGCACGGCGTTGGAACCTTAGAGCACCATTAACGGGGGATACAGGGCTCTTTAAACGTGTTTGTTGCGAAACACCGCCCAAAGGTTTACCTTGACCTTTTAAAGTGGCATCAACCTGTGCATCAGTAAATTCAGGAAGGTCCTGACCAAACCCCATTGTGCGTTGAATCGCTTCTTCTCTAGGAAGTTGTACTTGCAACGCTTTTGCTGTTCTAGAATTAGGCTTACGGTTTCTGTTAGTAAAATTTTGCTGCCCCGGTTCACCAAAGTAGTTACCAGTACGTTCTAAAGTTTCACCACCAACAGCAGGATCAATGTGACCAGCAGTTAAACCAGCTTCACTGATGTTAGTTTTTTTAACTTTTAATGCTTCTTTAGCTTCTCGATGCTTTTCGATGCCGTACTGCCTAGCAGTTTTACCGTCAAGTTTTTGTAAGTTATTTTCTTCAAAAAACTTTTTAGCTTCATCAATAAACTCTTGTTGCTTAGGAGTTTTTCGACGAATTTGTCGGTTACGTTCAGTGTTAGATCGGCGTTTTCTGGCGTTTCTAACAGCTACACTTTCAATAGCTAAACTACCTGAGCCAGTTGGTTTAAAATAAAACGGTTCACCGTTAAATACTAACGGTCCATTTTGTTTTTCAATAATAGCTTTAATTTTAGCAGGCGGAAAGTCTGGGTTAGCTTTTTTGATAGCATTAGCCTTCCTAACAGCATCAGCTTTCGTAAACTCTGCCATTACTTAATATGCGATAAAATCAATTGTTCTCTACCCGGATTGCAGCCAAACGTAGCTCGCATCCAGGATAACCAGTTGCTAGTCCCCTTTTCTTGATTACATTTCCGACAGGATGGAACCAAGTTCCTTGTAATTGTTTGTCCCCCAAAATAGCGAGGCACAACGTGATCCAAAGTAAGTTCATGTAATTCATAATGTTCTCCACAATAAACGCATTGACAGTTGAAGTGTTCCTTGATGGCTCTGCGCCACAGTCGTTTCGCTTCAGGACTCGTCATGGTTATGAGGTTGTAAATGTAGTGATCAGGGGATGGCAACAGCGGGGTCATGCGTACTTCTTACCAGTTCTGGGTCTACGGCGGTTTTTGGATGGGATCTCCAGTTTCCCGGTGTTTTTACCGGTGTGTGAAGCATCTTTACCGTCACCATTACCATAAGTACCTAGTTTCCTGTTAAGTTTGTTAGCATCAGTCCTAATTTTCAGACCTTTGCTGGTTTTGTTGTACTTCCGCTGCTGTTTTCTACGGCGAGCGGCTGCCTTAGGGTTTGACTTGTAGTAATCAGAAGTTTTTTGAGCCATACAACCTCTTCTGTACCATTTCAGGATCAATTTTTGGCATGACTGTCGCTAGTTTATCCAACGGGTTGCCCTCATATGCAACACCGCTGATGTCATTTTTGGCTAACCAGTCACAAGCTGCTTTGAGATCTTGTGTCGTGGCTTCACCAGATTTAATACGTGCAAGGAATTCAGATGTAACAAGGTTGTGAAGCTCGTTAAACTGATCCTCAGTTGCTTTTTTCTTCATTTGTCAGGGACACAATAGGTACAATGTCGTGACACAGTACCTCTACACGAGACCCAGGGCGGAAAGTAAATCCAGCCCTCATGATCTCGGTACACTTTAGAGCGCGTACAAGCTCATAATCTAACCTCAGCTTTTCCTCGTGCCGTTTGGCTATCTTTTTACACAACTCTGTCATGCTGCCGTCAAGCGGTACACTAAAATTAAGCTGTGCACCGTAGTTGTTATTACGGGTGTAGCCTTGTGGCAACGTATCGTTACCCATATAAAACGGGCTAAACGTCATAGTGGTGCCGTTACACGAGTTACCGCCGGTAAACTGTTGCCTACTAGGTGCTCCATTGTTCTGGAATTGGACCGCCTGGTTGGTCACGTTGCCCGTTGCCGCCGCGATGGGCGATGCATTGTTGCTTACTGTCGGTTCTTCTGCTTTAACCGGAGTTACTGCGAGAATACAGAGAGCGAGGTAGTAGTAGAGGTAGTTTCGATGTCGCGGGTAATATCGATTGTCTCGATGATTCCTGCGGCACGGGTCACAGTCTCCAGTTGAAACTGTTCGCCTGCTGTGGTTACCGACCAAGTAGTTGCGGAGTCGGTTATATCCCCGCTTGGGGTTACATTTGTTCCAGACCATGATGAGTATGCACCACCGTACACCTCAGTTGCAATGGTCTCAGTGATGGTTTGGGTGGTGGTAGTAGTGGCTTGCATTGACCCCTGGGTAAACTGCGGGGTAACAGTTTGAGCTGCTGCAGGTGATGCTAACAACAGCAATAGAAATAGTTTCTTCATTTAGGTGGCTCCGAAGTAGATTTTTTGGTGTCCATTCGACTGATCCCATAAGAAGCAAGAGTGCCGCTAAGCAAACTTGCAACGAAAGTGGGATCCATCTTTTGTAGCTTTCCCATATAGGAAGCTGTCAATACACCAGCACTCCACACGAGCACAAGTGCCTTAACGATTTCACTAAAGAACTCATTCAGGAAGCTCTTCGTCTTGTGCATTGTTTTTTTTCTTGGTTAGCAATTTCTTGATAAGAGGTTTCAAGACGCTAACTGTCCGTTTAAAGACTGCAGTAGCTGTAAGGGTGGCTGCAACGGAGACAGTAGCTGTCGTTGTAGCCGTAGCCAAAATCTCATTACTAGGCAAAGGTACCGTAAGATCAGTACCTGGGATGTCTACGTAACGGACTTCAGAAGGTGGTGGGGGTTGTGGAACTGGAGGAAGCACCGGTTTAGGTGCCGGTTTTTCCTCCTTTTTCTCGGATTCCGTTGTGCCCTGGACTCCCGGAGGTGGTCTAAGGTCACTAGGAGGCACTACAAGCGGCTTGTACGAGGGTATAAGGGCTCGTGGTACCTCCAGTACCGGACGGGGTAGCAGAGGGGGCTCAGGGAGCCGTAGAACGGGCAGTATCGGCGGCTCACCTAAGTCCATCAGACGTACTCAGAGATGTAAATTTTACCGGAACC